TTACATATTTTGTTCATCTCTTTCACGAATTAAGCGTTGTCTAAGTTGCTCTGTTCCATCCGTTCTAGTTTCAGGTGTATATGGTTCATTTTCTGATTCATGTTTAAAAAGAGTGTACATCAATATAGATACTATTCTATATGTAGATAGCATGAAATATAATGTTAAAAATACCCACAAATAACTAATACCTAAATAATACATGTTTATTTTTTGTTTTGATACTACATACATACCAATAGACAAAACAACTACCGCAAATCCTGTTAATAATCCTTTTTGAAAATATCCAAAAAGAATCTTTCTTCCTTCTCCACCATTTTGAGCCATATAGCTATATAAATGTTGAATAACATTTGACTTAGATATGCTCAAAATTATTGCTAGTAAAGCTCCTAAAAAACCTAATGCAATTGAAGAAAAAGATATTACACCATCGAGTACTTTTTCAAATCCCTCTATTTTAGGTGTAAATTGAAAAATACCAAGAATAATTGTTAACAAAATACTAATCCAAAAAGGATAATATTTTTCAAACTTCATAATTATTCATCCTTTTTTTTGTATATGATATTTATCAAATCCGACTTTTTACGTTCATATAAGTCATGCATTGCACCAACAACCACTTCATGCTTTAATGCAGTACGCGGTTTTACCGAAAAGCTTGTAATATCGTGGGCATTTTCAGCAAATAAATCAATAATTTCCGGGTCAGATATATCCGATTTTTTCACTGATACTTGCGCCCGATCTATTAAATTACTATTTTCATAGACCTCATCCAATAGCCCTTTTAAATTTCCACCCAAGCTCGCTTTTCTCTGTCTTCCAACGGTAATAATTATTTCCCCCGTTACAGAATCATAATCATTAAAATGAGATATCCATTTTTTTAATGAGACACCGCTCACTTCAGTTTCTGCCTTTTTTACATCAGCAAATTTTATTTTTAATTTACGCACATACTCAGCTTCTTTAATCCTTGTTCGAGCATTTTTTATTGGTATTGGTCGAAAAACAATCTCATCATTTCCTTGTAGAAATTGATTAAAATACGTTTCAATAGCACCCGGGCCTAGACTGTTTCTATTCCTTTGAATCATAAGAATATTATTGACCTCATCATAAATTGCAGACACGTTTTCCCCTAGATATTCATCCTCTTCTAAAGGAAATGGTTGAGATGGTTCATTTTTCTTCGCTCGGTTAGGTAAATTAAAATCTCTTAACCTAGAAAAGTATAGACTCCACAAATTTGTACTGTTCCCTACCAATCCCATTTCTTCCATTCTTGCTTTTTCTTGCTTATACTCCTTCGTTCTCTCCTCTAAATTCTTTGTATCTAAAATTGCAAATAACGTAGTTAAATTAAAAGGTGTTTCTGGCCCTTTAATCGGCGCACCTTTTTCTTTACAACAAACTGTAAAATAATCAAAGTTAACATATTTTGTAATAGTTGCAACCGTATTTCTAACCGTAGTATCTGTACTCAAAATTTTTCCTCCCGATTCCTTCACACAAATAATATATTATTACAATATTATTATAAGGAAAAACATGGGAAGATTCCAGATTTTTATTTTAATCTTACAAAATATGAACTAGCTGTAATGTAGTATATTTTCCCATTAGAATTGTGTACTTTATATTGCCATGCATTATCCACAAGTACTCTATTAATAATAATGAAGCCTAAACCTTCATTTACAGTACCTACAACATCTTTATCCTGCCAAGATGGAGATTCATAGAAACGTAAATTGTCCACTTTAGAAATAACCCTTTTACTAGTTATAGTAGAAGCATCCATCCCATTGTAACGGATGTATGAGGAGTCATAATAAATCCATTGGTTACCACCAAGATTTAACCAGTTTCCTAATTTACCCCATACTTTATAAGCCTCTTCTTTTTGTAGTTTACGAATAACACTATTATCCGTTGATGGTCCAGAACGAAGATTTACATTGTACCCCTCAATATACGCAACACCATTCACCTCTACTGTACCAGGTACTTCATTTGGTTTTTGTGGTTTAGCATCCACTGTAACAGAGTTCCCATTATAAGCCTTTAACACGTCTGCTCGGAATTTCGCCTCTGATACACCATGACTACGAAGATAATCAAGTGGGTCTTCATGGTCTGTACCACCTAATTTATAAGTAATATCCTTATGTGTCCACAACCCTTTTGAAGGATGAATATTTCGTTCACGTAAGATTTCTCCTATTAACTCTACATATCGTTCGTAAGAACGTTTGAATTTCATCGGATCACTTGTTTCACACAATTCAACGTGAACAAATCTAGCATTAGCTGCCGGACCTGCACCCCATGCACGATATTTAGTAGATGCAATTTGAATCTTTTCATCCCAATCAACTGCGTAGTGAACAAACGCTGAACGCCATGTACGAGACTCATATTTTTGAATATTAATAGCTGGAGCTTCTGGGGTAGCTGTAGAATGAGCTACAACACCTTCATAAGCACCAACACCGTTACGGTATGGTTGTTTTGGTAAATCAGGAATAATTAAAACTCTATCAGCAAATACGTTTGTTCCAATTGATAATACTAAAATCATAGCAACAACTATAGACGAAATATGTTTCCACTTCTTTTTCATTTTACATCGGCATCCTTTTTTATAATTTTTGTGTGGTCAAATAATCCACTTGCTGACAGTCCAATAATGATCCCTTGAAATATATTTGTTTTGATATCTTGAGACAAAAATAAAACGCCTAGCATTATGCCAAGCGTTAAATTTAGTAACGGAACATATTTTGTTTGCATCCCAACTGTTTTTGCAATTTGTGATAATCCTACAACAACACCAATCATTACCGTAATTTCAATCATTACATACCACCTCCTTTCAAGAAGAAGGTCAGAGCCGCCCCAATAAGCCCACCAACAATGAGGCGTAAGATCCAAGTTGTATTAGCGCTAATCTTATCTAATTGCTTATTGATATTAATAATGTCTTTCTCGTTACCTGTTGTCCGCATTTCTAAACTTTTAATCTCTAAGCGAATATCCTTAATATCTTGCTTTATTTCTTGAACATCACTTCTCACCTCTTGCAAACCATCCATACCGTCCACCTCTTTCCAACCTCATAAATTATTTAAAATAAAAAAGCCTACTTTTCGTACGCTTTGCTTTAAATCTATTTATTTAGTTCCTCCGTGTTTATCTGATGCCTCTATATGTTCCTTGATAGAAACCCCACTACCTACTTCTGTAGAAATCTCTGCTGCCGGATCCCCCGCTTTTATAATAGAAACTGTAATCGGACTACCTCTGAATAACTCAACATTAACGTTAAAATTGCTCGCAGTAATAATTCCGGCATTTACTAAGTTATCCACAACATCATCGATTTCCATAAATTTATTATCGTTCCCTGGCATCACATCTTCATTTGGAGCTGGGTTTTGAACTAATTGCATAACTAATTTCTCTAGTATTGGCATGATTTGATTGATAATTTGACTTTGTAATTGATTTTCCTCTGGACTTGTACTTTGGATTTGATTCGTCATTTTGTTATCTCCCCTTTTAGACAATAAAAAAGACCAGCTTATGGCTGCTCTGGTTTCCTATTTATTCATTTTTATAGTCATAATCCTTTCAGTTGCGATTTGCTACTTCTCTATTCAGTAGGTACATTCTGTTTTTCCTGTGAAGCTTGTGTAATTCTGTCTAAGCAATCTTTGCAAATTTCCTGATTACCGATTCTTGTTGTATTTGTATTCACACCACAAATATCACAAAACCTTTCTGCAGTTCTAACGAACAGATTAGAAGTATCAGAGAATAATTCCACTTTTGTATTTGGTTTAATACCTGCTGTTTGCAACATATCCAATGGGATTTTGATTGTCCCATCTTCACCAACTGTTCCTAAAATACCTAAAAATTGACTCATTTCATTTTCTCCTTTCATCATTGTGAGCTACTTATAAAGTTCCATGCTTTTCCATCGTGGTAATAAGCTCCAAATCCTCTATAACCATTCCCCATCCATAGAACCCCTTGTTGAGACAAAGGAATCTTTCCAAATGAGTTGAATAATATACCCGATGTTGAAATTGGTGACGTGAAGTTAACTCTCTTGGCTGTAAACCAAATCCCATCTTGAGCTGTTATACCGATATTACCTGCATTCGTTAGACGAATATTACTCTCAGCTCCATTGTAATCTACATAGCGATAGTAAACGCCATTTCCATCTTTGTAGATACTTCCAAGGTTCCTACCAGTCCCATCACCTTCACCAAGAATTATATATGGGTTACGTGTTATACTTTTTCTCTCATCTTCAAATCCCATCACAATTTTGGCAGAGCCTTGGTTTACAAAACGAAGAACCTGATTTTCCATATGGAGGTATTCTTTTGTAGCACTTGTTTTGATAGTCATACCTTGGAGTAATCCAGCTTTTAACCAAGATGCTTCCACCCTACCCACCAAATCTATTAGATCAGCTGAAATTTTAATCTTTTCTGCCGTTTGATTGATAGATGAAATGATTTCACCTTTTTTTACTGTACTTAGAATATTTTTCTCAGTAACTTGAATACGTCCTTCCATATCCCTTACATAAGCATTTGTAGCAAATTTATCATTAGATTGAGTTTGTGTATAAACCTCTGTCTTTTTTGCTGCTAAATCAATACCTTTCTCATTAACACTAAAACGGTTATCGATTTGAGTCATCTTTTGATTGTATTGCTCAGTTGCTACTCTATTAGCTATATCTTCTAGCATTTTGTCAGCATCAGTTTGATCTTTCGGATGTAACCAGAATTCTGTAGCTACTTTCCCACGCTGTAACATAGGCATACAAAACCAAGCTCTACCATTTCTTTGTATGTATGGTCGAAATCTTACAAACCCAGTTCCTGCTGGAGCTTTAGCTGTACAAGTAGCTCTAATCCAAGTATTGTTAATGATTTGAACCCTTTCTCTAGCAGTTGAAATTCTGGTTGCTTTATTTGATTGCCAAAACTCCATCTCAATATACACACCATTATCAATAGGCACTTTCCCATCAGTGTTAAAGTAAGCCGAAATAACAATGTCTTCTGAAGGAGAACAATCTATAAACTGTCCAAAAGCACCCCACCATCTATCCTGATCTTGTCCCGTAGTGTGCATAGAAAACGAGTTGTATCCTTTATACTTTAGGTTTGGGTCTATAGCGTGCCCATTCGACCACCCCCAGTACTTGTTCCCTTGAGTAAAACCTGCATCGCGAATCTCATTGATAGCTCCAAGACCACCAACATAATTCTCAACATCTTTCTTTTTCATTGTTAGATTCAATGCCTCAGAATGTTGCTCTAACATTGTAGTAGCTTGAGTTAATGTTTTCCCTTGCTGTGTTTGAGTCTCTTGTAATTTAGAAACATTTTGAGTGATTCCATTTGCTGTCTTCTCTACCTCAGTAACACGTTTATCAAAACCACTTTGATTATTTTCTACTTTGATTATTGTTTCTTTAATGCCATCCACACTTTTTTCAATCTCGGTTGTTTTCTTGGTGAATTCATCGGTTGTTACTTGGTCTTCTGGAGAAGTACGATAACTAGTTGGTATGTTTCCTTCTTCTAGTTGCATGTTTCTAATCTTAATGCTTGTAATTTCGGTAGGAGTCCATCCATTACCAACACCAAGCACTGAATTATCATAGAAATCTTGTATGATATTATCGGGCATTGTAAATGTAGCGGACACCTTAACCCACTGACCTGCTATTGTTTTAGGAGTACGCATAATTCTTTTTGCTACAACATCATTGTCATTTGTTCCTGTAGCAGTAGTAACACCAAAGTTGTTAATATCAATTGCCGTCGGAATAACTTCGTTAGTGTAAATTTCATAGCTAATTGTGTATGTTCTGCCCACAAGTAACATGACATTTTTATTAGTATATAGAATGCCTTTCCAACTACCACTTGCCCCAGCAGGGATTGTTATGTCCCACCATTTATTACCATCATCATACTTTATGGTTGTTCCACCAGCTGCACCAAAGGATTTTTGTTTATAAAAGTTTTGACCACCAATTTTCATGCCGTCATACTTCTGCTCAACACTTGTTAACTTTTCACTGATTTTACCCGCTTGCTCTTTAATTTCAGTTGTTGTTTTCCTTAAATCATTCGTCGTTTGCTGCACATCGGAAATTGTCTTTTTTGTACCTTCTACATTTGATTCAACCGTATTTAATTTATTACTAATATCAGTATCTTTTTTAGTTAACGATTCTATGGATTGTTTAAAACTGTTAGCCGTTTGCTCAGATTTCGTTACACGTTCTGTAAGCTTTCCCTGTTCGTTTTGTACATTTGATACAGAAGTATTTATTCCTTTAATAGTAGTCTCGATTTCTACTGTTGTTTTAGTGAAATCAGTTGTGGATACTTGGTCTTCTGGTGCTGGTGTCCATGCAGTTGATATTGTGCCAATTTCTAATTTAAGCTTTTCAATTAACACTTCCCCCGTAAAATCACGTGCTAAAGCGTAAACTGAAATCTCCTTAATAGGCTTATCCATTACTACTGCACTTGCTGTGAACCTTTCCTGGTTATATTGTTTACCTAGGGTTAAACGGTTTTCTACGCGGCAACTTGGATAATGAAATGTATTATCTGTAAAAGTAATCTTCACTTCAAAACCAGCCCATTTATTCGTTGCACCCCATGCAGTAACTTTACCTGTAAATAGGAAACTCATAGCAAGATTCTTACCCTGTATTAAGGTAGATATGTCCTTTGCTACATCAAAATAGGTATGTGGCTTATTTTCCCCAGTCTTCACTGAATGTGATTTAGTAGCTGTTTCTAGTAATAGATTTCGCCCACCAATTTCAATATTATCAACTTGAGTTTTCAGGTTAGAAAGTGTCTGCTTCGTTCCATCTGCCGTTGATATAATCTCATTCGTTTTACTTTCAAGTTGAGACAAACCATCATTAATTTTCGTTAACTCCGACTTCTCTGCTTTTTGTTTAAGAGCTTCATTTGTTTGACTAATAGATGTATTAATATCTTGGAACTTCTTAACGTTACCATTCTTATCAGTTTCATAGATTTGTTTTCCTATAAAACCATCTTTAATTTCATCTTTCGTATAAACACCGGATTTATCAGCCTTATCTTTTAATTGATTATTAATCCACGTTTGATCAACTTTGTCATTAACTTGCTTTTGAACACCGATTATTTGTCCAGCTATTTCTTGCGCTTTACCTTCCACACTTAGAACCTTTTGATTTAATTCTGTTTTTGTGGATTCAATATCTTTACTGACCTGCTCTATTGTTTCTTTTTTAACCGATTCCACATCAGGAACAACCGGATCCCAAATACCATCTTTCCAGAGTTTTAAAATGCCCGGCTTACTATTAGAAATATCTAACCATAATGTTTTTCTGTCTTTGAGCCCTGTTGTTGGTGGGTATTTTGATTCAATGATTTCAACGGTATTATTTTTAACATTCTCTTGTACCTTTTCAGCAAGTGTTTTTGCTGCTTCTGACTCCTTCTTTGCATTACTAGCTGTTTCATTCGCTTCTTTCACTAACTTATCTAGCTGATTTATCATTTCTTGTTTATTGCCAAGCGAACTAAGAATACGATTGTAAATCTTTCTTAATTCTTCATTCGGATCAATAATTTCATGATAATCTCCAAATACATATTTATCTTGCAATGGATTTTTAAACGATTCATCACCAGCAATTGCCCTAGCTTCTAAATAAAGCTTAGGTGTGAATCCAGTGTCTTTTATTCGAATCGTATCGCCCTCGTTAATTAATTCGTGAGCTAATCCAAACACACGACCGATTGATTGTGTTTCAACTTCATAAGAAACAGATGTATTTACACGTTTTTTTAACTCTGTATTCATAAGAGTCATTAAACGTTTGGCATCCATGTCATCGTTTTCTGTTTCTGGACTATAGAAACCAAATTTATGATTCCCTTTCTCGTTCCATCTTTGGAAAGCATCATTGTCCACAAGATAAGGAACACCCTTATTTATTTCTGTAATGGTAATGAATTCTCCGCCTTCTTTTTTTACGAAACCTAATAAGGCTGTACAAATATTTTGAGAGTTTTCAATCCGTTTAATTCCCAGCAAGTCTTTACCAAGGGTTATTTCTTTCCCTGTTTCTTGACCACGCTTCTTAATCATATCTACATAACGCCCAACAACTTGAGAGCCTACAACTTCAGCCCGATATTGAATTTCTAACTCAAACAAAGAAGCAATCTTTTTAAGGAAAGACAACGGATCAATAAATTCATCGATCGTCATAGAACGGAAACTAGCATATTCTAAATTCCCCTTTTGCCACTTTGTGCCCGCAAGAGCGATATCAACCATTTCAATTACGGTTTTACCTTCTAATTTTTGTGGAGGGATAATTCCAGATTTAGCAAGTTGAATCCATTCTCCTGATCCATAAGCAATTACTGATCTATCATCGGAATCTTTTTCAATTTCAGTAATTACATATGGAACAATACGTCTATCACGTACTTCTTTTAATACTAAGTTTTGCTGCATAAGTGTGGACGAATGCCTTGTATTATCAAATACTCGAAACTCTAATGTATCAATGTTGTTTTTGATTTCCCAATGTCGTTTATCATCCCAATAATCTTCGGGCTGAATGCTTGATACAATCTGTCCTGTTTTAAAATCGCAAACATGTAATTCACCACTTGGCGTTCTCATCTATATCTCTCCCTATAACTGATTGTAGCTGTAACATCCGGCGGCATAATATCAATACGATTATCTCCACAAATGACCTTAGGAAACTCACTAAATATATCTTTAATATTAATAGCATCTTTCCCGTTAATCGTAACAAGGCTTCTTTCTGTATCAATAATTACTTTATCTCCTGCATCGAAAATATAAGGCTTTGTATTTGAAGGGACTTTGTTTACCTTCCAAATCTTTAAATCGTCAATTTGCATTTCGTTAATAGGCTGGTGATTATCCCACTTACAAATCGCAATCATAACTTGTGCAATTTTACGTTCTGTCATCGGATTTCCTGTTTCATCAATCCAACGTTCCACAAGTGAAGCACCATCTGTCTCTGTACCATCTATAAATTTAGCGACATAAACAGACCATTGTTTTCCTCTTCTAGCAATACGTAAACGCCCTCGGAATTGGTTAAAAGTATTCGAATAATATCCACTTGTATCAACCAATTTCCGAAAACTATTGGGTGTTCCGCTATTTCCAATTTTCATATGAGCCTTTGTAATTTCAGCAGTCACATATAGATCATTCATATTGATGCGGGCTACCACATTACTTGCCTCATCTAGAAGAAGAACTTCAACCCGCCCCATTTCATCAATGTTTTTGGACTTTAAAGTCATCCATGCCTCCATTTCAAAATCTTGTAATGGTCCGCCCGGAATACTTTTCTTAGCTATTGCACCGTAAAATCCTTTTCCTTCTCCATATTCTTCACAATATAATGCATAACCGTCTCTTGATTTAAAACTACCTGTCCCTTTCATATCATCAAATTGTCCAGTGACAGGAGTCCAACCTATAGGTGAACCCATTTCATCCCACATGACTCTTTCTCGTTCTTGCACCGTTGTTTCCTCCACAGTTAAGGGGTACCCCATACGGAAATAGTTTCGTTCTAAAGGATATTTACCAAACCATACATCTAAAAAAGTGCTTGGTTTTTTCACAGTCATTTCAATTAACGCTGGAGCTTCTACACTTCCTTTATTCGTGAAATAAGAAGTAGTCTCGGTAGACCAGTTTTGAGTGAATGTGTAAGTTTGTACTTGCCCTAGCTTATAAGGTATCGGACAAACAAATTTAATTGTACCGATTCCAAGTGTTACAAATTCATCTGGATCAAAGCTATCATCCACTACCGCTAAATATGTTCTATTTGGTTCTACATCGAAAATAAGCTCTGCTGCTTGATCTGTAATTAGCCAATCTGCAATTTCTTCTTTTATGATTTCTAAATCAGATCCATCAGGAACGATAATTCCTACAGGAATAGACAAAACGCGCATTTCCGTTTGTGTGTTTAATAGTCTTGCACCTGGATATCCAGGAACACTTAAAAAATTCCTTTTTAACGGCGCCCAAGCTGGTCTTTTCCATCCTTTTGCGATTTGAATAAAGTCTTTTCGTTCGTTATTAAATGTAAAAGAACTCATGTTGACACCTCATTTCTTTATAAAAATGAAAAAAACCCAAACCTAAAAGTCTGAGTTTCTTTGCTCTTCTCTTTCTTGGTATTCTTTTGTATATCGATAAGTACCGCGTGCTAAGTCTCTACCATCTAAAATAACTGGTACTTCAATTACCAAATCGCCACCTTGTGCTGAAATTAATTCATTACCACCAGTTTGCCCTGATGAATAATTGAATACTTGATTTGCGATATTACCAGCCATAGCTTGTCTACTATTTGACATACTTCCATACACACCACTCATAACAGACTTTAATCCTGCTAATTGACTCATAGAACTAGCCATCATCCGACTCATATCACCCATTAATTGATTCATAGTCCCAGTAATACCGAGTGATTTTTCTTTTGATGATAAAGGTGTAACTGTAATTGAATTACCCTTTTTCGTAAATAATTCTGGTCCAGCTTCACCTGTAATAAATGAACCATCACCTACAGGTTTTCCACCTTTAGCAAGCATTGGTACATGTGGAATAGTTGGAGCACTTACTCCTGGTATATTATTTAACAATTCTGCTGGTGTATTAAAGCCATCTATGAACTTATTAATAATACGAATGATTCCGTTAATAGCTGTACGAATACCGCTTTTAATACCGTCCCATACACCTAATACTGCTGATTTCATTCCCTCGAATGCTCCACTCACAGCATTTGTTACCCATCTTACAGGAGTCATAATGGCATCTTTTAATCCATTCCATACAGAAGATGCGGTTGATTTAATACCTTCCCAGATATTTGAAAGCGTAGATTTAATACCATTCCAAATACTACTGCTCGTGCTACTAATCATATTCCATACAGTTGAAATAGCTTCTTTGATGTTATTGAATACAGAACTTGCTGTGGAAACAATTGAGTTCCATAAGCCAGAAAGGAAGCTTTTAATCGTATTCCATACAGCACTTGTTGTGGAACTAATCGTGTTCCAAGTATTTACAATCCAATCTTTTATTGAATTGAATATTGGCGTTACAAAAGCAACTAACCCGTTCCAGCATGACTGTAAGAAATTCTTAACAGCATTCCATACAGTCATTGTCGCTGAACTGATTGTATCCCACACACTAATGATCCAAGACTTGATTTGTTCAAAAATCGGCATAACAAATGCTACAAGTCCATTCCAACAAGAGACTAAGAAATTTTTAATTGTTTCCCATACTAAACTTGTAGTAGAACTAATTTTATTCCAACATTCAGAAATGAAATTCTTGATACTTTCAAATAGTGGAGTAGCAAAGTATAAAATAGCCGTCCAAATTGCTTGTAAGTATTGGGTAATGAAATTCCATACAGTTTGGATTACTGTAGAAATACCATTCCAAATCATCGAAAAGAAATCAGCAATCCCTTGTAACACAGGAGTTATAAAAGCAACTAGTCCATTCCAAGTCTCTTGAAAGAATGTTGAAATAGAAGTCCATATTTCTGTAAAGAACGTTGCTATTCCCTGCAAAACTGAACTTAAATATTCAACTATCCCATTCCAGATTTCCATACAGAAATTAAAAATGGATGTCCAAACGCCAATATATGCCTCTAGGATTGTAGAGCCCCAAGTAACTACAAACTCAACTATTCCATTCCAGATTCCAGTGAGAAATTCAACTACACTATTCCAAACGGCCTGTGTTCCTTCACTTAAACTATTCCATGCTGAAGATAATGATTGAACAATCCCATCCCACAAGCCAATTAAATATTCTTTAACTGCATCCCAAGCGGCAATCGTCCAAGCTTTAATATCATCCCAATTCTTGACTATGGCAATAACTAGAGCAACAACCGCCGCAATAATTATTGCGAACAACGCTATCCATCCCATCATTGCGGCCCCTACACCCGATATGACGACAACTATTGGTGCTAAAGCCATAAATGCTCCTGCTATTACTCCTATCGCTACTGCAATGGCTGTCAGTGTGGCTGCTAGTTTAGGATTATTAGAAATCCAATCAGCTATTTTAGCAACAACATCAGCTATTACTCCAAGTACTGGTTGGAGAGCCATTTGTAAATCTTGCATTGCCTTTTGGAATTTAACTGCTGGATTTGCATCCATTTTTTTAATAGAACCATTCAATTGTTCTTGATTCTTTTGGAAATCGACCGTTTTTTCTTTCGCACCTAGTAACGTATTAATAATATTTTGCCCTTGATCTTCATACATTGTCATTTTGTTATCGTAAAGGCTTTTTATCCTCTACTTCCGGGGATTTCTCCGCATTATAGGATGTTAACTCATCCTCGGTTCAGCATATATTTTCAACCTATAAGGTTGTCGTTCACTCTTGGGAATATTTTATTCTGTAATACAGGTTCAACTCCTATGCGTTACAGTGAGCCACATCTTTTAAAATGTGCTTTACCACGGTGTTAGCACCATCTTTACATGCTGAGCTTTCACCGTTTTTGAACGATTTTACTTCGGCACAATTCATCATCTACCGAAAAATTTAACGCCTAATTCATTACGCTTTGTTTCATCATCAACTTGTGATAAGGCTTGTGCAATCTCGGTCATAGCCGCTGAACCTTCTTTACCGCCATTAGCTACAGCTTGACCCCATTTTTCAACTTGTTCCGCTGAAATGTTAGTGCCTTCAAGAGCTTCTTTCATAGCTTTATCGACACCTTGACCGAACTCAGCCGCTTTAATACGCCCCTCTTTCAGACCATCTAAGAGATTATCAATATTCCAAGTACCTGTTTCAACACCAGCCTCCATAATAGCCTGTACTTCTTCAGCGCTATATCCAGCTCTTGTTAACTGTCCCCCATACTCAGCAATAATGTCTAATTGTTCAGGTGGAAACCCCATTTTTAGCAAAGCGTTTGTTAAACCAAGTGCACCATCTTGCGAAATCCCTAATTCGTTGCCAATTTCATTCGTTTCTTGAATTAACTCAGTAAAATCTATTCCTTCATAAGATTGTGCAATTGCCGCTGCTCCTTTAACAACAGCTGCATTCGCTTCATCACTTACATTCTTATTTAAAGCCCACTGCCTACGTACACCTTCTAATGATGCCTCTGCATCCACACCATAAGCGGTTACTCCTCTTACAGCCGACTCTACTGATTGCTTCGAGGATTCTGGAACATCAAAAGTTATATCAATTTTCGTTTGCAACTTTGACATATCCATTGCTTTTTCAACTGCACTAGCAATACCGCCACCTGCTGCCATACCACCTATGACGTTTTCTAATCCTATCTTTAGCCCCTCAAACTTCTTCTCCGTTCTTCCGGCTTCTTGCTGTAAATCTCTTAATTCATTTCGCACTTGTTGTATTGAGTTTCCAGCATCCACCGATCGAAGAGCTCGTTGTAATTTCTCTATATCTGTTTCTGCTCCTAATGCTTCCCGGCCGATAATTCCAAGCGCTTGTTCCAATTGTCGACTTGTAGCCGTACCACTTTTAATTGCATTCACAAGACGATTTCCTAATGCTCCTGCGAAATCATCAACGCTTTTCCCGGTAGCGCTAAACAATGTTTCTAATTGTCTTGTTGAACTTGCTACGCTATCTTGCTCAGCCTTCATGTTTCCAAGCTTATTCTTCAGACCATTAAGCGATCCTTCTGTAAATTCAATTTCACGCCTAAATGCGCGATATTGCTCTTCGGAAATTTTTCCGTTTTGGAATTGTGCTTGGACTTGTTGTTCCGCTGCCTTCAATTTATCTAACTTTTGTGTGGTGTTTTCAATTTGCTGAGTCAGTAACTGTTGCTTTTGAGCTAAAGCTTCAATATTACCTGGATCAAATTTTAATAATCGTTCAACATCTTTAAGCTCTTTGGTTAAATCATTACTTCGCTTATTAACATCTTTTAACGCATTTTGAAGTCCGGTAGTTTCACCACCAATTTCAATCGTAATCCCTTTAATTCTTCCTCCTGCCATCATCTCACCCCTTTCCTAGAACGAATCGAAGTCTTTTTGATTTGCTTTACGAGTTTTTTCTTTGTCTGGATTCTCCATTTCAGCAAATTCAGCAATGTAATCAAAGCAATCACCTATTGTCATTACTTCTAAATCCCAACTCGTTAATTTCGATTTATAACAAAGAGCAAGGAACAAATCAGTCGTGAATTCTTCATCACTGAAAGTCCCTTGCTCTTCATTACTTTTCTTTAGTTTTTTTTTGCTCCCATTGTACTTTGAATCATATCGTTAATCTCTGGAATGATTTCATATATAGGGAACTCTTCAAATCCGTCTAACCATGTAATTGGATCCGGAAGATTCGGATCAGCGGTTTTAGCATATAACCAAACTAAATCATAAATAACTTCAAAATCTATTTTCTTTAAATCTACATTAGAGAGGTCAATAGAAGGCTGGGAACCATCTTGTGGCGTAAATGTACCAATGGCTCCTAAAGCCATCATATCCGCAAACAAATCACGTCTAAATTGCGCTTTATAACGCTTAACAGTTGCTGCTGTACTTTTCAGTCGAACTTGCTTACCATCTATTACAATTGTTTTTTCCATCTCATTACACTCCTTTTGGTGCTGTTGGTGTTTTCACATAGACCTTTTTGTACCAATTATCATGGATTGCTGGTGTAGTTTTAGAAGTTGTCTTTGTCTTAACCATCGGTCTACCACCAGTTGCTAGAATAATTGGGCTCGCGACGAATTTAAGCTCGTTTGTATTCGGTTCAGCTGAATTTGTTTTTGATTTCGATGAAATATTAGGACGACTTGCTGAACAGTTATACATGACATGACGAGTTGCTTTCACATCACCATCAAACTCAAATAACAGCGCGAATGGTTTACCTTTTGCATCGGCCAACTCATTTAATACACCATCTGTCTCATCTAATTGTTCACCTAACGCATCAATTACAAATTGCTCCGGAAGGAGTGCAATATTTAACGTTCCTTCATAACCTTGGTTATTATCCGCTGAGTAATAAAGCATATCGTCGGCATAGAATTCAATTAAATCACCGCGTGGTTCATTTGTTAGTTCAACCGCACCAGGCATTGGAATTGGTGTTCCAAATGTAACTACCCCATCTTTTGTTTCATATGTTGCATAATGGACATTTTTCAATCCAAAACTTACTTTGTTCTCACTCATTTATATCAACCTCGTTTCATAATTTTTTTGAAATAGGTTTTCAGTTTCAATAAAAACCTCATAGGATTCATAAGGAATCTCATAATTGTCTAGGAGTTTTTCAAGATTTGCTTCAGCAATTAAATCTTTTTTATTTGTATAAAGCTCGATACTTAAGTTATTTATCTTGTGATATACCTTGTTATCAGCCATTAAATTCGCTGATCCGTCCACAAGAAAACAAATATAAGGTGGCGCTGGAACCGGATTAGTTGGCGTTGCTGTGAAATGTGAATAAGCCACAGGATAACCTGTAGCATCAAGGATTTTCTTTAATTCACCTAATGTCATTGTTGAATCGCCCTTTCGACACGTTCAATTAGTTCATTTATCGCTTTTTCTTCTGCCGGAGCAATGTGAACCTTAGCCGCTACACGGCCACCATTTGCTTTAGCATGTCCCTTTTCCAATAAATGTGTAAGTTGTGGTTTCAGTGCATTATAAACAATGATCGCACTGCCATCCTTCTTTTTCCGCCAGCCTTTACCATACTTCCCTGTTTTCTTAGGACTTTTTTGTTTCAATTCATTAACAAGATCAGTCGCAACCTTTTCTTTAGCATCTTCTATATCTTCTTCTACTAAATTAGCGTATCTTTGCAATTCCCTAGCAATATCACTTGCCAGAGTATCAATATTAGACACCTGCTTTCACCTCACAATAAAGTTCGATTTTTTCATCGTCTCTTTCATACGTGCGGTAAATGCTATATTTTTTATCTCGGTACTTCACTTTTCGTTCATCCTGGTAATCCCAAACATGAACAATCAATATATGACTGGCCTTGATGTTACTTTGTCCAGCTTGAAAGAATTCTGATTGAGGGACTGATTTTTTCTTACAAAATACCTGTCTACTAAATACTTCATTTTCCTCAACTTGACCTAATTCGTCTTTAGTAATTGTTATTACTGGGAATAGTAAAATATCATTCATTTATAGTCACCCGCTAAAGTTAGATGATTCTTAAGCATGTTATAAGATGCTAAAAACCGTTCTGCCTCTTTTGCGTCAGAAATAAAATTAGCTTTTACATACGTAATAATTGATCTTTTAATTAGAGGATCAGTGTCATCATTTGCCTTGAAATGAGAAACACCAGATAACTTCAAATCATATCGAGATGCTTCAATCAAATCTTCAAGTTCATCATCAAGAGCATTATGTGAGATGCGTACCGCTTTCTTCACAACATCAAGCATCATATTCATTCACCAACTTGCTCTAACTCTTTTAAAGCTTCCAAAGCTACATCTTTCCCCTTAACCTTTTCACCATTTGGAAGTTCGTAATACCCTCCTCCAACATGGACTGGTCCTTTTGAGCCTTCTTGTTTATCTATAATTCTTTCTTTATTCAAGAAGCCTTCATCTTGTAAATACATTACACGTTCTGAGTCATTTGATTCATATGAATCTGCAACACTATAATGAATGAAAGTGAATTTATCTCGAAAAGCTCTTTTTACAACATATTTATTCAACGGTTTCCCACTCACTGTTACACCTCCTTATACCATAAAGAAAAGCGACTATTATACAGTAGCCGCTTTCTTCACTCGCAAGAATCCATTTTTAGAAATTACGTTACCCCCTGCAAAAACAGAGCCTCTATGAGCAATCATACCTTGCTTGAATTTAAAGTCTGTAGATCGTTGAACGTCCATATCCGAGAAGATAGTAAGTTGATAGTTTGATAAAGGGCCATATGCCATGTTATATTGTCCAGCTGTCGTTTTAGCATCAGAAACAGCCTTACAAGCACTATTAATAATGAATGGTACCCCATCAATTGTTCCTGAATTACCTTGTGATACTACGTTATATACCTTTTTACCATCAGATGTACGAAGCTTAGCAAATGCTTTTAAGTCTAGTTTATTTAAAATCAATACTGCTGCATCTTCTACGTCTTCATCTCCACCATAGCTATAAACAATTTCATCCAATGTAGATGCATCAATTGCTGAAATTTCTAAATCTGTTGCTGAATCAATTGCCGTAGCTGCTGCCGAGAAAATACCAGCAAGTCGATTCGTCGCACCTGTACCAATTAAAATTTCACGAGTTAACTTCTTACGAGTAGCTACTGTGATCCCCTTCATTACTTCAGCATCATAATCAGCTGCTGGTAATTTCTGAAGCTCTTCTGTGTCCTCTGAATAAGCTGTAACTTTTGCTTTTGTGATATCAGCATATCCAAAAGTTGTTTCTGATGTATTGTAGTCATTACCTTCAGTTGTGTAATCACCTTCTCCATAACTTTTAATATACGGCTGTTGGTAACTCTCTCCACCTTTTAAGGTTTTAGAAGAAACACGATCAATCAGTGTAGACACTTCATTGAAAGTTGGACGAATATCCGTTGCACTATGCTTAGGTAAAACTACATTACCACTTCCAACTGTAACAGCACGGTTTTCCATTAGAGCCTGTCCACGTTTTTCAGAAGTCTCTAATTCTACGTCCTGTTTTTGAGGTTCATTGTTAAATGTTTCAACTGTACGCATTTCAGGCATTTGATTATTATTAATCTCCTCTGCTTCTTTTAATAATCTTTGTCGTGTTTCAATTTGTTTTTGTGTTTCTTCCAGATCTCGTAACTCTGTTTCTAATGCTGTTAAATCTACTTCCTTATCGCTTTGTAACATTGAGCGAATTTCGGATTTTCTAGTTAAAATTTCTTGTAATGTTTTCAAATGAATCTCTCCCTTATAAATATGTTTTTAAAATTAGTTTTTTACGTAATTCTTTTTGATTACGTTCCTTCACAAATTGTTTATATGGGTCATGACTTCTAGCTGAAACTTGCGAATCAGGATAAGCTGGGAAAGCTACTGGACTAATCTCTAGTAACTTAGCTTTTGTTACACTACGAACTACATTGTCCGGATCTGATTCATCCCATTCTTCTTTGACCATTTGGAACCCAAAGGAAACACCGTCTACATCACCGCGTTTAATCGTCTCATATGTGTCATTTCCGAGTGTTGTATTGGCTAATTCTAGTTCAAACCTTAGTCCAATCTCATCTTCAAATAAACGAAGAGTACCATTTTTAGTTCTTCCTAACACTTGTGATGTATCGTGGCTCCATAAAGCTAATTGATCATCTTGAGTCAAGGACTCTGTGAAAGCTCCTTTTTTAAACTGCTCTTTAAATCGTTGCCAATAGCCCATAGTTACAGATTTCATTTCCCATTTAACTGCATAACCAGAAATTGTCCGAAGGCCATTTTCTAATTCCCTAATTTCAAGAGCACTACTCAGTAGTTCCCTCTTTTCCGTCTTGTTCATTATCATCACCTCCTTCATCAGTGACATTTCCTTCTTTAACTAAAGCTGTATCTAATCTTCTAATCGGCTTAGATCCACCTTCAATTGGTCCAAGTGAAAGAATTGAACGCCATTCATTTGGTGTCATAGCTCCTCTATCAACCATTTGAACTAAATCCATCTTTGTACTTAAAGAAGCGTATTGAAGTGAAGAGGATTCAAAGATAATCTTGTTACCAAATCCCCTTTCCCGACGTGAAAAAAGCTTCCTGGTATATTCCCCAGCAAGCTGCATTGCAAATGGCTCAATTTCTGATTCATAATAAGCTGTCCATTCATCCTCGTTGTATTTACTTTGGATAATCTTTTCGTTTGTATTAAAGAAATTATAAATACGTTGTACTGTTTCTTGCATCTGCTTGGAATCCGGTACAAACGCTTCAGGTTTCACTTGTTCTAAATCATACCTCGGATCAGAAGAAGCTGCTCCACCATCATTCGAGATATTTAAATAGTTATTCACAAAGTTTTTAACCTGACTATCGATATCTTCTTGTTTTAATACTGACTTAAACTTAAGAATCCACTTTACTACTGCACTATTTTTAATAGCTTTAACAATGCCTTGATCAGTAGTTGTAACAATCTCCATTAACTGAGCTAATGCATTACCAGGATGTTCTCCGAAAAAGTCATTATCATTAAAGTCTTTACGCAAATGAATGATATCTGTATACGGAATCGTCATCTGCTTACCATTTTTAAAATAAAACTTTAAAAAGATGTCTCCCTGTGCACCTTCTACAACTTCAACTGTTGTACATGGAATAGGATAAACCTCAGTAGGATAACCAAAATCATCACGCTTAACATAAGCGAATGCATTATGATTCAACTCCAATTGAACAGCCATTTTCTCCTGAAACATTTGTCCTGTCATCAATGGATTAGGCTCTTCCAGTAAAAATCTCATATAGGAATCTGGATTCACCTTAAATTCAGTAGAGTTATCTCGTATATGCTTGGCTATCAGCTTACCGACTGCTTTTGCTTTAGGACGTATACAAGCTCGTATAATGTCACTTTGATAGATGTCCCCATTCCACGCAAAAAAACCTCCACCACTATCGTTTATCATTTCAAAACGAGTTGTAGTAGGAGCCTGTTTCTTTCCAAATATCTTATCAAATAACCCCAAATTCTCACCTCCTTCTTATATCATGTTGAGGTAGTCATTTCGTTTTTCTTGAAGAACTACATATGCATTTAAAAGCGCTGCTGTGCCATCAATACGACGTCGTTGGTTCTTTGTTTTATTTGGTTGTATATTTAAATTTTTATCAACGTCTATGGCTGTGTTGGAAAGACACCACTTGTCAATTGTGTGGTTATTATAGTTTATTAGCTTAGATTCCAAGTCAGCTCCTAAAAGTTTCATAGGGCTAGAAAGGGTCTGTTTACCTTGTGCGATAGCAATCATAGATTCTTTACCAAAATAACCTTCCATTTCCTCAACCCAGTACTTAGCTGACCACTTATCATAACCAATCCAAGGTAGATAAATGCCATATTCATCTCGTATTTCTAAGAACCATTTCGTGACAAATTTATAATGAACGGAATTTCCCGGTGTTGTTCTTAATATTCCTTGCTCGTGCCATAAATTATATGGAATTTTATCTTCTTTACTTCGCTGCTCCAATAAATCTTCTGGAAGCCAATACATCTGCTTCACATAAATATGTGGGTCCTCTGGAACCATAAAAATAACCTTCGCTGCTGTTAAATCGGTAGTTGAAGATAAATCGCAACCACCAATTCCATAGGAAGGCTTTAGCTTTTCTATATCAAAAGTTTCAGGATTATTTAGTTGTTCAAAAGTCAGCCATGCCTCTGTTGAAGTTTCTCTTATATTAAAATCTTTCGTTAGTAAGTTTTTTACCAACAAAGAATTTGCTTTTGCCTTGTTTACTTTTGTTTCAAGTTGGTCTATCTTTTTTATCGTTCCAAGCCCAGGATTTGCTTTCTTCCACTTTGATGGGTCAGTCCATTCCTCTCGTTTATCCAACTCATAGATTATAGGTAAAAAACGATCATCCTTATATCCATCCGGATCATCGAGTCCATTTAACAACATTTCTGCTTCTTCATATTTCATATCATACACTGACTCTCGGACAGTTCCGGCTGTTGTAATCATAAATATCATTGGCTGTTCTCGTGAAGAAGTACCATCTACAATAACGTCATATAAGTTTTTATCTTTCCAAGCATGAATTTCATCCATCATAGCACCATGTACGTTAAGTCCATCTAAAGTTTCGCTATCAGAACCAAGTGGTTTAAATGTACTATCATTCCATTCAGAAACCATTTCAGATACTAAAGGTTTAATACGCTTTAATAGTGCTGGTGACTTCTTTACCATTCGCTTTGATTCTAACCAAACTAATTTTGCTTGGTCTTTCTTAGTTGCTACCGCATAAACTTCTGAACCTGGTTCCCCATCTGCTATTTGCAAATACAATCCAATACCTGAACCAACAGTAGATTTTCCGTTTTTACGAGCAACTACAAGTAATACTTCTCTGTATTTTCTTGTGCCATCTATTCCATGTACAAAGCCAAATGCTGCTGCAATAAATGCCTTTTGCCATACTTCTAAAACAATTGGTTTTCCGCCCCATTTTCCCTTTGAGTGCTTACAAAAGTTTTCGATGAACTCAATGGCATGGTTCGCTTTCTTTGAGTCGTATTCATATATACTTTCTTTATCATCAATATCACTTACTAATTTCTTATATATTCTACGAACTTTTTCACTAACAATTTCTTTTCCCGATTCAATAAGGCTGTAATATTCAATGATGGGGTTATAAGACAAAGGATATTGTATCCTCATTTATTCATCACGAAGTCATCAAACCCATCGTCCTTCTCCTTACTTTCAATCGGTTTTTTAGGTATGTAATCACCCAACTGCTTCATTATCGTTTGATAACTTTTATTCATAGCTATATATCTTCTTGCTGCTGGTCTTTCTCTTTCATAAGGCTCTTGATTCTCTGATTGCGAGAACATTTCATCATAACCATTTTCATCAAGATCTTTACGTACATCTTCTAGTCGAACACGCAAATCTGCCGCTTCAACAATTAGCCCCTCTACTACCAAGAGGGTATCTTTTGGCATTTCTTTATATATCCGTCTAAGTCTAGTTATCTCTTTATTAACCCGTTCTTCTTTTGTTAGTTCTTTCTTTATCGCCATAAATAACACCTCATCTCTTCTGCATTTTGGGTAGGGGGGTCACGCGAAATGACCTGTGTATTACGTGAAGGTACCTCATCGGTCCTTCGAGAACTCGAAAAAGATTTTGAAATGGGGGGGGCTTTTATTTCTTTGGAAATATCAGCGTTCACTTTTTATTTTGATTTTTATTCTTTTTTTATTAAATCCCCATTCTCATCAAACATTACTCCTTCAACAACTGGACTATTCTTCTCATGATGTTCACGGTTGTGGCAATCCTGACATAAAAGTTCTAAGTTATGAAAGCTCAATGTAATCTCTGGGTTATTTATATTCTCTGGTGTTATGTAATCCTTGTGGTGAACAATTTTCCCACTCCCCTTACATCGCTCACACAATCCATATTTAAATTTAAAATATGAATCCCTACACTTCTTCCATGCTGTGGATTTATAAAATCTCTTTGCAAATTCTTTTGCCATGCATCCACCTCAAAACAAATAACCGCTCAATATTGAACGGTTATCCTTTATATAAAGTTATACGAAACCCAATACGGTAAATGAAGTTTTATATAACATAATTGTCATTAATCCCTATCTACTATTAGGTGGCTTTTGTACGACAAAAATAAAGCTTTTATCTCTTATTGAACAAACTTATTTTGAATGCAAATACTCTCAATAACTTCCCTTTCAACATTATATATTCTTATATTATTTTATAAAAAAATATGGATAAATTAATCTAATTACCTTTACACGTATTATAATACGTGTTATAATAAGAGTATAGAAAGGAGGGAATAAGGGAGATGGACATTCTAGATATTTTAGACAAAGTAAGCGGGATTTCTTCTTTCATCTTAGCGATATACATACTTCTCAAAGAAATCAAAGAAGAAAAAAATAAGCGTCCTCAACGCAAAGGCTCCAGCCGACCAAGCAGAAAACCTAAGCGAAGAAAACGCAAGTAAGCTAACAAGAAGCCCAACCAACTGGTTGGGTTTCTCAAAAAAATATTAACATCTCCCATATCTATATGTCAAAAACTTCATTGATTTTAAATACTATTTGTTTGTCTTTAACAATTCGTTTCTTTATTGTTACCGACTTTTCTAATTTACAAATGTTAGACACTATCTACCTAATAGTTATTATTTTATGGATTCTGGTCTTCACCATTTCGATTATCAAGAAATTTAAGAAGTAAATCCATTACACTATATTTAGCAGGAGGAAAAGCAAATGAGCACTTACCAAGATCGCTACATCTACCCATCTATTTTTGATTTCTCTAATGAGCAGGTTACTGTTACATTTCCTGACTTAGCAGATTGTCATGCTAATGCTAAAAGCTATGAGGATGCTTTTGAAATGGCTAAAAAGACGTTAGCAACTCATCTATACGAAATAGAAGAGCAAAAAGGAAGCATTCCATCAGCTTCTAATCCAACTTCTATCCAAACTAAAGACAATCAAGTTATTGGCTTAATGGAAGTATGGATGCCACCATTCCGTAGTGAGATTGAGAATAAAGCAGTAAAGAAAACATTAACTATTCCTCATTGGCTTGATAAAATGGGAAAAGCTAATAATGTAAACTACTCACAAGTGTTACAAGATGCACTAAAAAAGCATTTAGGTGTTATCGAAAATAAAAATATCTAAAAGAGATGAGTTATTTTCATCTCTTTTTTCTTTACAAAAAAAGAAATAACCGTCTAATATAAACGGCTATTCCTCTTCATATGGTCTATATTTACTACGCAAGACTTCTAATTCTTTCTTCTTCTCTTCAATATCTTCACGTAGAAATAAACTCACTCGTTCCATTTTCTTAAATGGTACAAGTTTACCATCCTTAATCATTTTACTAATTCTCGCTTTACTAATCCCTAAAACATCCATTACCTCTGGTGCCGTTAATACCTCATCATGTAAAAAAGAAAGCAGTTGCTCTTTATCTTCAAACTTGTACACTTTATTCACCTCTTTTTTCTTTAAAAATTCCATAGAGTCGCAATGACGTATTTATTATATAAAGGACTAAAAGAATGATTAACGCGATATCCAAAACGGTTTTAAAAATACTCGCTTCGACTGAATCTCGAAAATACGCAAAGTAAAACAATGTAACGAAAATAATTAAGATGTTCGATGAATTACTTGTTTTCTTCATATTGTTTACAAATTGGCAAGTTGTTATAATGTGTATAGAAGAGAGAAGGTGCGCTTCTCTCTTCCGCTCAAAATCATTTTCGTTTACGTCTGGCTGGGCGTTTTCGTTTGGTTTTGAGCTTTTTCACTTTTTCGTGGATGACTAGGACTTTTTCGATGATTGTTAGTGCTGTAAGTATCATTCCTAGTATCAGTGCTAACTTTGCCAAGTTGTTTCCCCCCTTTCGTTCTTTCTATATTTATTATACCATATCTGTTTACTTAGGTAAATAGATATGGTGCGTTTTCCGATTATTTTTATCAATTTAAATTCTAATCAAATCAACATTTCTTCTTAATAATTTGTACATCTACTACTAAAAAACATAATAAAAAACACCCTCTTCGGATGCCTTCAGTTTATTTCTATAAAGAGTGTAATCTTATCATATTCCATCAAACTCAAAAAACGTTAATACATCATCTAGTATTTTATAATACTTGTTACGTTCGCTCTTCCCATTTCTTCTACATTTTCTTAAAATTAAACAATTCTAGTTTACATTTATATTTACAGGATTTTTCATACGTACGTCGAATTATTCAAATGTACAAATTTGAAATTGGAGGTTTCACATGACTAATCAAAATCATTATGTACCTATCTTAAAATGGAAGATGGGAGAAAAAAATGCATTAAAACAAGTAACCATTCCGAGCAAAGAAAGAATGACACCCTTAATCGAGATTCAACCACCTCAAATCAAAACTGTTAATCAACACCTAGAAAACATAGGAAAACATATTAAAACTTGCTGGAACATGAATTCGCCGATACTAGTTGATGTTGACCAACTATATTCAGATGGTACAGACAAAAACATTGTGATGTCTGACGGTTCAAGTCCCATAGAATTTATTTTCAATTCAATTTTCCAAGAAGGTTCTACTGCCATTCCTGTTTATGGATTTTATCTATTTAACGATAGTCGATATTATGAAAACGAAATAAAAAAAATCGTACAGCTGTATAACACTGGAATATGCCTTAGACTCACTCAAAATGATTTAGCAGATTTATCCACGCTTACAACCAACTTACATGAACTGCAACAAGATTTTCATTTAACACGAGATAAGATTGACATTATTTTAGATTTTGAAGATATATCAAATCAAGAAGATACAATCTTATCAAAACTCACTAATATTTTATTAAATTTCCCAAACATTCATGATTGGCGGATGTTAACAGTTTGTAGCACTTCCTTCCCCAGTGAGTTAAGTAAAAAAGTAGCTACAAAAACTCAAGGTAAACTTCCAAGAATAGAATGGCAATTATACCTTGCAATAAATAAGATAAATTTAGCACGCATCCCAACCTATGGTGACTATACTGTAGTTAACCCTCAAATGGTAACAGACTTCGATCCAAGTTATATGGATGTTGCTGCAACAATAAAATACACTACAAATGATAATTTCTTAATCTTTAGAGGCTCTGGACTAAAATCTAACGGATACCAGCAGTATCGTTCCCTAGCTACCGATATTGTAAATCATCAAAAATATAAAGGACGTAGTTTTTCTTTTGGAGATAATTACATCTATGAATGTGCCCATTCACCAAATTCTAATACAGGAAATCTTACTACATGGGTAACTAATAATGTGAATCACCATTTGGAACTTGTAGTTCAAAGTCTCTCCACTCAGAGCGATTCTTTAGTATCCAATTAATTCTAGATTGTAGTTCTTCCAATTCAATTGATTCAGATAGATGTCTTAATATTTCCTTTTTAGGTTTGCTTAAGAATCCTCTATGCAAACCTTTTTCTTTTAAAATTTCTAAAGCCTCTTCTTTCCACAGAAGCTGAGCTAATGATATAGGATCTACTTCCTTATTCTTTCTTCCCTTACGTACCATTTTTAACTTGGCTTCCCCTTGCTGGTTTCTAACCAGAATAATTCCCCACCACTTTGGAATAAGTGCTCTAACTTCGTCCAGATATTTAGAAGCTACCACGATTGTCATTCTATCAAAAACTCTATTATAATCTTCCATTTGTCTGGGTAATCTTTTTAAAGTATCACTTTCACTTTTAATTTCATATCCATGAATAATGCCATTTACAACAGCTATATCTACACGAGACTTGCCTTGACAAACTCCCATTTCATTAACTACTATTGCCTCATCATTTTTATACTGATTTCTTAATTCATTTAATAATACATTTCTAATATCAGAATCCTTTAATTTCAACATATTAATTACACCCTTGTTTAATGACTTTAACTACCCCTGATACTATTTAATTAGGGGTAATTATAAGAAATCCTTTTTCTTATGTTTTAAATATTTTTTGTTAAAACCTCGGTCTATTATACAATAAGATTATTATAATTGCTTTAACCTGCATCAAATTTCACAACCTACATATAATATCATTATTGATTTTTTGATATTAATAATACCACCTCCCCTTTACTATTTAGCTATTTTGGATATAATGAAGATAGAAATGATATTATTTATATCTTCTTTTTGAAAGGAGAGATATTTTTATGAGTAAACTATCTATTACAGAATTAGGAAAAATCGTAAAAGAAAAACGTGAAAAAAGAGATTTAACACAACAAGACCTTAGTGAGTTAACAGGAATTAATCGTCAAATGATTGGAAGAATTGAAACTGGAGCACACCTCCCTTCACTTCCACAATTGAATGCACTACTAGACACTTTAGAAATCTCTTATGAACAATTACTAGTTGACAAAAAAGAAGAAGATGTTTTTGTAGCATTTTTAGGAAATGCTACAACTCCCGCGGAAAAAGAAGGATTTCAAAAAATGATTTCCATGATGTTATGCTTAAGCAAACACCTTCGTTTGCGGGAGGCTTATAATGATAAGTAAATTATCACCGCAGGACATTCACAGTATTGAAAAATTAGTAAAACAAACACGTGGAGATTATGGTATTGAACCTCTTGGGGAAAATTTATTTCGTATTGTTAGGAATTTGGACATTCATTTAATATATGTTCCTATTCTTGAACATTCTCCAAATGAGAGTGCCTTTAAAGGAGTATACCTATCAACTCAATTTCAAAAACAAGCTAATGAAAAGATACAGTTTATTGGTGTTAACTCAAATGATTATTTTGATAGTATTCTTTTTGATTTAAGTCACGAACTTTATCATTACCATGAAGATGTTACATTAGATATCCATCGTGCAGGTGATGAAGAAACAGAAGAAATTCGAGAATTAAAAGCAAATCGTTTTGGTGCTGAATTATTACTACCAAAAGAAGCTTTATTACACGAAGTAAAAGAGTGGAATAACGGAAACACTTCAATTTTTGACTGGGAACGACTAAAACTACTTCGATTTATTGCTTATGTTCAATGCCAATACTGGATGCCTTATAAATGTATTGTAATTCGTTTATTCGAGGAAGGCTGTATTTCCAAAGAACAACACGATATACTACTAGCAGAACAGTATCGAGAAGAGAAATCAACATACTATACAATCGGTTGTTCTGTAGACAAAGATGTATTTATTAAGCTTAATTCTAGGTCTATGAAAATAGGCATGGAACAAACCAATATGGAAGTTCTATTGCAAAACTATGAAAACGATATTCTAGATAGTAATGAATTGGCGAATGACCTTGCTCTATATGAAAAAACTTTAGACGATTATGGTATAACAATCCCAATAGATGAGGAAGATTTAATTGAATTACAACAATTATTCGATGATTTAGCTGAGGAATCTGATGAGTAAAGTTCAGACTAATAGAAAAAACCCTGCTATTGTTTCTCTCATAATTGATCCAAAGCAAATCATCCCTATGGATGCTTGCGTCTTAATTCCGCCAAATCGTTCTAAAGAAGTTCGTAAAATTCCGCCTATTTCATTTGAAATGCAAAGAAAATTTTGGCTAGATACCTTATTTCGTACATTTCCTAGTTTAGCAATCCATGAAGCTGTTTTAAAAGAATGCTTTTTCCCATCTGAATTGCATACATATTTACAAAATCATATAGATTCTAGCAATCTTTTGCTATTAAAAGATTCAGATTTAAGCGTTCTAGAATCATCTTATAGAGATTCCATTGAAATTGATATTTCAAATCCCACAAATTACAAGCCAGAATTAGATAACAGTGATGATCGAGGCGAAGTAAAATCTTTAGCACATATTAAAACAAAAAATTATCCTTATTTTTGTTCTAGAGATTCGAAAGCTATTCGTTTAATAGATGAAGCTGATAGACTTAAGACAAATTTACAAGATGTAAATTCAATTCAAACCTATGAGATGATGTACTACTTAACACGTCTACAGATGTGTAAAAGTAAAGAAATGAAACCATTTTATAAGTACTTATACCATTTAACTTCATGGGAAAGTAAAACAAACCCTGAATGGGGGCAATTTTTATTACAAATGGATTTATTATATGGTGAAGATATTAAAAATGCTCTTAATCCTGAGCCTATCTCTATGTAATAATTAACTAAAAATACATGAAGAATATAAGGTCTAAATATCCTTATATTCTTCTCTCTACAGTAGAAACATTCTTTAGCCCAACTTAAAATGCATCCTCATCCTAAGCTACAAAAAATACTTCCAGTTACCTGCCTTACTATTTTCTTTTCAGCACGTTCTATCATCGATTGTACTGTACTACATGTAACTTTTAGGTATCCAGCAATTTCTCTATACGTTAAACAATATCCTCTAGACATTAAATATACTTCTTTCTCCCGATCTGTTAACAATGATAATGCATCTTCTAACCTTATCTTATCCCATTCACCAATTGAATGCTCTTGCTGATGATCGTCCCACTCATACAAGTTATCATGGATGCTACGAAAATATCTCTGCATAAGTAACGGATCACACACTCTCTCTCGTTGATATGCAGCTAACCTTTCAACCCCTCTACGGTCTCCTGGTCTTCTCGCCTTTTTCATCCATTCTAAGGAATAAGAAATGTCGCTAATCATATCAGCTAGAATCTTTATATCTTCCTCTTTAGCATCCTTCTGAGCTTCTCTTAATTGCCTTAAAGTCGTGTTATATTGTTTAATTAAATCTTGCATAATCTATCCCTCCTTATAAACAAAAAAGAACACCGTATATAGACTGTACTTCTCTACATAACAGTGTTCTTTTATTACTTTCATATTTAATTTCTACGCTTCTCTCACTACACAAGTGTATTCTACTTATACAGTCAGAGAAACGGAAAACCGTTCCTCATAGACACAAATCAGTAAGTGTAGCTGATGCTTCTAATTAGTTTGGTAAAGTTCAAGAGAGAAATAAAGTGTTGAGGTGCCCCACGCCTCTTTGAACCGAGGAAAGTATGATTAGCAATTGGACATTCGGAAGGAACATCCTCGGCTCAAAGAGAGGTGTAACCCTCTCCCCCGTTGGTCGGACCCTTACTTACGTTTATTCGTGAGTAAACTATAATTAATTGCCCTAACCCGAGAAATTTAGATAAATCAAGAAACAACATACAGTACCATTTCCGTGGCAGTTCTTATTACACTTCTTATAATACAGCTACACTTATACTATTTTTTATCAAATTTTTATCAATAAAGAACTACCCCTACAGGTAGTTCTTTATTGATTATTTTTCTACGATTAATAAAATAGATTTTTTTATATTTTTAAAGAAACTTATATAATATTCCTTCTTTATTCATCTTTAAATTAACTTTATTTTCAACAGAAAGTTTATTTAGCGCCCTTCTTACCGTAGCTAGAGAAAATTCTACTTTCTCACCCTCTTGAATGGACGCTCTAACATCATAAATACTTAACCATTCATTACTATTCTTTAATAATTCATATATACTTTCGGAAAGGTTTACTATCCTAATATCACTATCAACCACATACATACCAGGTAACTCTCTATTTTTTTCCGTATATACCCCCCCATTCAATTGCTTACTAATATTACTTGCCACATATGGAACGGCATCTTCAAAGACCTGTTGAATATCTTGTTTTGATATATTTTGATTCTTATCGTTAAAAGCTACTGTTAATTTTTCAATAACTGGTATAAAATTATCTTCAATGGTTTTTTCTATATCCATAGAATCCAATCTATTTACCTTTTGATCTACCTGATCAATCTTATTTTCCATCGTTCTCAATGTGTCTTGCATTTGCTGATTTAATCTTTGTGAGTCACTATCTTGTTTAAGGGCAATGTAAATAGCTACTAGTCCTAAAGCAATTGAAACCGCACTTGACATAATAGAAAAATTTGCTTCTATCCCCTTATAATCAGCAAACCACAATGAAAGTATAAGAATAATAATACCTATTAAGATACCCATTAGCCATTTCCAATCTTTATCCGTCCAATTACTTTTTTGTTCAAAATTCTTTCTTTCTTCCACAACACTCAACCTTTCTCGCTTTAAAAATGTTCATAAAATCTCTTAGAAACTATTTTTTCCCCTCTTCTATTTCGTCAATACATAAATCCATTACTTCTTGTAATATCCTAACTCTAGTTTTATCAGTATAATTCATAATAAATCCAACTATAATAGTAATAAATAATATTAAAAATATAAAACCAGCTGTATAATAAAAATCCCCTAAAAGTTCTCCTTCAATTTTAGGCATAACATAATTTCTTATAATCCATTTAACATTACCAGTTGCTACTACACTAACAAAGCCAGCAGAAAGCATCGCCAATAAAAATGTCTGAAAAGCTATTAATGTACTATCTTTTTCTACTACATTCAAATACGCTTTAAACTTTTTCATTTTTTGTTTATCTCTCTGAAAATATAAGTGTATCTGTTGCTTAATATCATCAATACTATCAATGATATTATTTGATGCCTTTTTGTGTCCCATTAACTTCTTGATATCTTCTTCTACATCTTGTATATAATTTGTCCAATTAAATAATGAGATTTTTTTCTTTTTTCTTCGCTTTTTAAAAAACATTCGGTTAACATTTATCATTAAATTACGACTAAATCGTGCTATAATTATACAAAATATTAGTTTTATAAAAAGTATTATTATAACTGCTATGTACCAATTCATATGATCTAAGTTTTCTCTAATGGCTTTCATAAGACTATACAATACTACAAGTCCGACAACTATATTAACTACAATTCTAAATATATTTTTCATTCTAAAAAAACCTCACCTCCATATAATTCCATAATAAAAATTTAACAAATACATCTTTTTATTTCAATATAAAAATAAAAAGACCCCCTTAAAAATAGGTGGTCCACTTTGATTGATTATAAGATTGATATTTCGCACATAACCCTAAACTGATATCCCCTATTTTTTCACAAATCCTAGTTGCCCTATTTCAATCTGCACACTTATCTACAATCTTAATATACCTAAAATCTCTATAACCTTTGACGTATTAAAAATTTTACTTCTAATCGATTTAATCTTTTAACACCTTTGTATTAATATCCTCTCTAGAACATTCCTTCAGCTGTTCAATAGCTATCTTTCGTGCATGCTCTTCACTATCTATCAAAGAAAACCCTTGATTGATAGAACTCCAAAACTCATATCCACAATCCTCCATCCACCTATAAACTTCTGTTGTATACAAACCATCTTTTCTTTTTATAATTTGTACTTTATATTGTTTACTTGGTGAAGAATACTCTCTCACAACTTGTTCCATTATTCCATTCTCTCCTTAAAAGTATTCCTGCTGTTAATTTACCAAAAAAAGAAGTCATCTATTTATACAGATAAATGACTCAATTTGGTTGATTATAAGGTTAAAATTTCTCACATAATGCCTCTATATATCTATACATAAAAACAAACTATCTCGTACCTCTTTATTTAACTTTCTACTTCCATGTCAAAATTTTATTAAAAAAAGTAGATACATAGGTTTCCTTTGTTATATCCATAAAAAAGATTTTCGCCGGCCCCTCTGGATTAAAATGTCTTCTAGCGGTCTCCAACCCTCGAACCATTACATATAAGGCTCCATAAAAGGTAGTGTAAGTAGCCACTTTGATTCCCATAATAGTCGTGGTTTTTTGTAATAACTCTTCTATAAAGATTAATCCTGTCGTTACTAAAATTATTAAACCAAGACTATACTCGAATAATCCATATAAAAATACTGTATTCTTATTTTGTTTTAATCTATAAAAAACATGAGAAACTTTCAAGAAAATACACATAAAAATCCCCAATATAATACAGCCGATAAAGGTTTTAATATTAATTGTCCCACCAACATTTTTTGCTATAAAGTAAAAACTCCATTTCACTCCCAGCAGATAAAACAAAGCAGTAAAAATATATAGTGCATATGCTGCACCTACAGGTAATATAAATCTAAATATATTTATCTTCGAGTTCTTTTTTTTAATGTCCTCTTTATTTTGGGACTCCTTACAAACTTTCCCTTTTAACTCTTCTATAATAATATTTTTCACCAAAGGTTTTATCTCACTTTTTATTTCAACTTTAATTTCTTCCCTGAGTTCCTCTATAGCCTCCTCCAAAATATTTTCTATGATTTTTTTATTCATCAGAAACTTTATCTCCCTCTTTGAATTTTTTCACCAGTGGCTTATTTCACTTAAAAGATTATCTCACAAAAAACTTAAAATCAATATATAAAAATAATACATCATTTATAAATTCATGTTATTCTTCTATTTCAATTCCCAACTTATAAGCCAACTCACACAAAGCTTTATTTCTCTTTCTATAATAATCTGGCTGTGACATATTCAGTATCCTACACATTTTTACCCAACTAGGCTTCTCTTTCCCTAGATAAGCTAACTCAATAAGTTGCTTATCCCACGCATCTAGCTTCTCTACACCTTTTCTTATTTCTTGGATATAGTTGATTCGTTCTAAAAGCATTTTACTCATGCCGATCACCTTACCATTTTGTACACATTCAATATCTCTTTCATCTATACTTGATAAAAATAAGTGATACTTTTTCAAAGCTTGAAGCACGTTCTTCTTTGTCTGCTCTTTGTTAAGAACAGGTAGGGCAATATCCAACATAAACTCACTCCTTCACCATTTTCAAAAATGTATCCAACGGCATAACTACCAACCATGGTTTTCTATCAACCTTAATCGCTAATGCATCTGGCTGTTCACGTTCATCCTCCAACCAGTTATATAACGTCTTGAACCCTTCTTTCCTCGCCTTTACTTCCCATTCAAGACCTAAACCCTTCACATCATTTGAATACCCATCCATCGCACCAGAGAGCGGTACACGATTACCACCTATTAAACTAGCAAATTCTCTTTCACGTCTCATACCTTTATCTCTTTGACTTTTCCCCATTTATAAATCTCCATTTCTTTAAAATGAAATTTTTATAACCTTTTTGCTATCTCGTACACAACGTCCACAGTTACACCATTACCAGCTTGCTTATACAATTGACTTTTCGATGTTACTGCAGCTGCCTTATCAAAATATGAATCTGGTATCCCTTGCAAGCGCCATGATTCCCTTTCAGTAAGCCACCGCAATTTATCATTATTTGTTAAAACGGCCTGTTCCCTAGATGTGAGAAGGGTTTGAGCTACTCCCTTACCGACACGCCCTCTTCTGGTTTTCGATTTAGGAAAAGCTAAATTTACCGTGTCACCACGATAAGCAACGTTATACCCCTGTTTTGTAGCTTCACGAACAAATACTTTCCCTTCGCAGATACCAATTACACAACCTTTTACTCGATCCAGGTCAACTAAATACTCGTCTGGTATCTCTTCCTCTAAGATGTGCGACAATGAAAAGTCTCGTTCTGTTCTGAGGAATTCCACACTCGGTTGAGGTGATAGTTTGCCATTCTGCATCATACCCGACTTCATCCAAGCTAGAGAGAATACGGAATAAGTCCCATCCTTTATTAACTCGTAGCAAGTTCTCAACGTTTTCAAAGAGTAATCGAGAGGGTTTTTTAGTTTCATCTGCTTCCCTAATGATTCGTATAACTTCTCTGAAGAGTCCTGACTTTTCTCCTGCCAGTCCTTTTTGTCTTCCGTTCTTTGAAATGTCTTGGCAAGGGAACCCGGCACACCAAATATCTGCTGCTGGTATTCTTGATCCGGTAACATTTCTGATGTCATTTTCAGTCCATTCTCCCTTCGTATCATGTATAGCTTCATAAGTAGCTCTAGCATCCTTGTCCCACTCAACCCAACCGATACATGTATGTCCTGCTCTTTCTAATCCCATCCGAAACATCCCGATTCCTGCGAATAGATCTATAAAAACAAGACTCATATAGCCACCTCGCTTTCTATTCAAATCTAATAAAAAAGCATTTTTATTTAGATTCTGTTACTTTCCACTTCCGAAAAACTCGTCTACCCACTTTTCAACTTTTACAACTTCTCGCCTTAATTGTTCTGCCAACTCCGCGATTTCAGCTTGAGCACCTTTCCCTTTTCGACGTTTATTGTAGAAATCTAATAATCCCCTTAAATTGACCGTTAAGACTAGGTTAGTTGTAGCTGCATTTGGCAGTACACTGCGAGCATCCTCAGCAGGAATTCCTAATGTTCTAAGCAGATCATAATCACTTTGTAGTTTGTACATCATCTCATTGTAAGCTTTAACTACTTGTTCTCCTTTAGCTTTAACAGTTTCGGGCACCACATAATCAAAGCCGCCTATCTTATCATTACTTCCCATGCGTACATATCTTTGAGATTGGACTGAGTAACTGAATCCTACACGGTGGCGCGTTAACTGTGTAAGTAATGCTCTGCTAACTCCTTCTACTGCGAAGGTATATGTTAGATGCTCCAGTGTTGAAGTATGCCCCGAACCTACAATATGTCTAATGAGCCGATCTACTTCTTTTCCACCTTTTCCATCAGTTGCTTTGCGCTTGAAGTACTTCTCTCCCTCTAAAGATACAATCCTACTAGGTTTATTTGGCGAGTAGCACGTACGGATTGCCGATAAAGCTACCACTTGCCCATGGGTAGGATCAAAGCCTTCCTCCCCAATACTAGATACAAGAGATAAATAATTAACAAATTCCTCAGATAATTGCGTATGTGCTAGTAGCTTTACATCCATATTTAAATTCTCCATTTCTTAATGAATTTGTAACCTTGTTAGACAAGTTTTATATACTGTAATTAGTTCTTTCTTATAAATTAAGCTCGTCACTTGAATTATAAAAATGGGTTTATATCCTATAACCTTTTCAGGAATCATCCATATTTTATTTCTGAAAAAGTTGCTCTGCTCTATAAAAAGGTGGTTACGGAAAAAACCGCCTTTTTATTTATGACACAATGAAATTTTCATTTTAAAATTCTTTATTTTTTATGTTTTACAATCCAGATCACAATCTTAGATCCTGTAAACACCTATAACTTTCGTACCTAATTTCACCTAACAGGTTAATAGTTTCATGCTCCTCTCTATCGTATAATGATATGAAAGGAGGTGATTACTATAAATAATGAATCTATAGTCCAACTAATTGAGTTTTTGAAATTAAATATAATACCGATTGCAGCCTTTTTAATCTCCTTAGCAACTTTTATAATTACGCTTGCTAACTTTCGGAGAAATAGAGCTAGCATTAAATGCAGACAACTCAGAGATAATTGGGTAGCTCTCATCCTTAAACCTGATAGAACCGATTTAAAAACACCAGATGTATATTGGCACAATGACTTTAGGGTAATTTTAGATGTTATTATTACCAACGAAAGTGCACTACCAATTTCCATTATCGAATTCAATTTAAACAATAAGCTAAACTTTAATTCTTATAGTAAGCCCAATGATGAATATTCCATCACTACAAAGGCAGGAAAAGAAGTACATAATGACGTCGTTTCATTTAGTGGAAGTGAACATAAGCAAATATTTCCGATAAATGATACATGGTTAAAACCTGTAATAGATATTCCCCCATATACTTCTTTAAGGGGACATTTATTTTTTCATTTCAATGAAAAAGATGATGTAAATATAGGTAATAATACTTTGAAAATAGTTACTTCTAGAAAAACTTTTTCTTTTCAGGTAAAGATATCTGACAGCGTCCATTCTGTCCTTCCGCTACCAAATAGTATCCTTGAGGCTCGTGATGAAAAGTTTTCTTAAAATCACCCCTCAATTCTTCAATGTAGCTATCTAAGTCTTTCTTTCTAGTATCTTGAATGTAAATTTTAGTTGAAGCTAGTTCCCTCGCTATTGTTCTAGCTTCCTCTAATTTTTCCACTATTTTTTCAACCTTTTCTTGATTTCCCTCTAAACCAAGTACCAATAAATCGCTCATAAACTTAATCCTCACTTTAATAGATTTTTTATGCAAAATAGCGTTTTTGTTGAAAATGATGCCCTCATCTATTTGGACACATTTACCAGTGTTTTTACCAAAAAATTCATGATATGGTTAATTAGTCGAGTACGTCATTACTTGACGATTACCCTTAGAGGCCCCGCAGACAATCGGGGTTTCTTTTATTTAAATAACGATTTTGTTCACTTTTATAGCTTACTATTCCTCATAGTTGTGTTTTTCTTCTAGGACTTTTATAAAGTTAAAGTGTCCATCGAGATAACAATCATTGATATAACCCCCAAAATATATTTCATTAACTTCGCTTAAAGTAAAATTTTCATTTTTTCATTCAACCAAGTTCATAACATATTCTTTTCCTCCGATAAAATAATGATTAGGTGCCCCACACGCATTTTATCCACTGGAAATAACACCTTTTACGTACTTAACTATTAGAAACTTCATTTCTGCTATTTCTGCAATAGCAATTTTGTTCACTTTTTTGATACATTTATGAAACATTCACATGTTATTTTCAATACGTTCGATCCTTTTTATAAAACCGTGTGAGATATACCAAAACAAGAATCCCTAGAGCCCTAACCCTAGGGACTCTTGTTTTTAAATAAGGATTTTGTTTAATTACTTCTAGATTCCACTTGACCATTTTCTTCAGTGACAGGCTCAATAGATCCAAGTAAGGAATACAATATTAAAAATTTACTCATAAAAATCTGATTACAATTTTTATGATTCTTTCTATTTCATGAGACATTCACCTACCTTACTAAGAGTGCATATAGAAATGTGCTCTTTTTATTAACCATTTCTATTACTTCGAATACATTATTATCAAACCAAGAAATATATAGGTTTCTCTGGACCAGTTACCTTGTATTCCTTGCATTCCTTGTACACAGAATCCGTTTATAACAAACGGGTTCTTTTATTTATTCATCATAAAATAACGCTTTTGTTATAATTTATGAACATATTTTAGACCTAAAAATCCTACCGAATATTTTCAGGATAAATTTACCGGGTGAGTTAACAGAAATTTCGTGTTATTCTAAACGTGTTGAATATCCCAATACATTCAACAATGCTCTTGATTGCATACTTAGTATGCAGCCATCCATCCAGATACCTTAGCTAATACGTCCCCCTAATCGTCGTTATTGCTAAGGTATCTTTTAGATGCCCTGTGTGCAGGGCTTTTTTATTTCAGTGATGATGCTTTTAGTCCAATTTTCTAATAAAATTCAAATTTAATTAATATCCGTTATCCTGTCTCTCAAAGTTTTCCGCATTCTTCTCCTTATACGAATCAATAGCGTCCTCATAAGTAAATCCATACAAATAGCAAATACGAAAGAAGATACCAAACGCTCTTCTCAAATGCCCCATCGTTGTAGTTAAATCTCTGTACTGACACCATGCTCTTTTTGCAGTCAACACATCTTGCATATACCATTCGAACAGCATATTAACATTGCTAGTATCTTTCCTCATGAGTGATTGCATACTGAACGATGGAATAAGTTCATGTCTCCATGTACATTTATCTAGCTCAGATTATTTTGTTAAGTTTCGATATGCAATATTACATATTCTGTATGTCAGATTTACAAACATGTAATAATTGGTTTATAAAAATATTTAAAATTAATATCGAAAGGAGAATACTAAATGTCTTTCTTTTCTTGGTCTCCTCTTATTTTCTTAATAGTTGTTGCAATCATCATTTCTATTAAAAAGGCTAAGAAACAATAGCTTTAGATAGTTACAATAATTTATTATTAGGAGGTGTAGTTATGTCATTTGCAGCATGGAGTGCAATTTTTATGACTTTAATCGGAGCAATGTCCGGGGCAATCTTTGGTACAATTTCCTCTAGAAATAAAAGCAAAAATACCAACTAAAAAACCTAATAATAAAAATTAATATCTATTTTAGTGACAGCTGATACGACCTTAATATTTCAGCTGTCATTTTCTATTCAAATAACTATTTTGTTTAATATTTAAAAATTTATATATACTTATGATTAATAGTTAGTTATACTATTAAAGTTCCTAGCAGTCATTATTATGGAATCGACAATTGCAACAACTTTACTTCCCTAAGTCCTAGCATTTTAAGCTGGGGCTTTTATTTCCGTTCCCCTCCGATTTTCTACAAAATTCAAAACTGATTAATATCCGCTATTCTGTCTCTCAAAGTTTTCCGCATTCTTTTCCTTATACGAATCAATAACATCCTCATACGTAAATCCGTACAAATAGCAAATACGAAAGAAGATGCCAAACGCTCGTCTTAAATGTCCCATCGTTGTAGTTAAATCTCTGTATTGGCACCATGCCCTTTTTGCAGTCAACACATCTTGCATATACCATTCGAACAGCATATTAACATTGCTAGTATCTTTCCTCATAAGTGATTGCATACTGAACGATGGAATAAGTTCATGTCTCCATGTACATTTATCTAATTCAATGACAATGTTCATGAGAAAGTGGAGACCATCAATCAACTCTTCTAATAATCCATTCTTAGGAACACCAAACCCTGTACTCCACATCTTAAACGCTCGAGTTTCGTTCCACGCCTCACTGATCTCCACCAGCAATGCACGAAACAACATATCCATTTTGTCATTTCCTTTATATCCAATTCGCTTATCGAGTTCTTTTTGCATTTCAAATAGTTCCGTAATATCAAAGTTTTGTTTCTTCTCTTCAGATGTAATTGTGTGTAACTGAATCATTATAAGTTCACCCCAAGTTTGTATTTTAGTAAGAATATAGTCAAACTGATTAAAAGCCAGCTGACTAAAATGATTGCCATTTCCTTTTTAAAGCTCACTCTTCTCCCTCCAACAATTCCACTAACTCCTCAAACGAGCATTCGAACAAATCTCGAAGCCCGTCCTTGGATTTATAAATACCTCTATCAATCAGTTGATCTATGATGTGTTGATGCAAAATTACCCCACCATGTCCTCGACACAAAATTGTAATTCCATACTTCTTACTGGAAAGTATTTTACTGGAGTATCTTTTTCATTAATTGCTACACACCCTAAAACACCCTCAAATTTGTTATCCTCAGTCTGGACAATTACCTTATATAGGACGTCTTCACGTTCACAAATATCACCTAGTTTAAACTCGTCCATTTTACGATCCTTCTTATAAAACATCATGAAGCGCTCAAATTCTTCTAACTCTTCATCAGTTGCTTTTCGAAATGTGCTCTCTTGATGTTTCTTGAAGAAACATCCATTTTCATAAAAACGATAGTCACCGACTTTTAACCCCATTATTAAGTAATACTTTTCTTGTGTTTCTTCTTTTAAAATCCCATACCATTTACCACTTAAACTCTCTATTACAAACATTTCGCCTTCTTCTAAATTCAATGGTTCTTCATAATCCACAAACTCATTTTCAAAAAAGAAATTCATACTAATTGCTGATGGTACAATACGCTGACTACTTATCCCCAAAACCTCATGCTTACCCTCTTTTAATGTGTGTGCAAAACAATCATTCTTTTCTTTAATCCAATTCGTTTTCATTCTTTCAATCGCTTCAAATCCTGTATATGTTTTCATTCTTTCCCCTTCGCTTTCTTTAACATTTCTTCTACCCGTTTTCCCGTTGTATTTTTATAGTCCTCACATGTCCATTCAGCGTTGTTTGTCGGAGATGGTGTAAATACCATTCCCCAACTACTAACGCTTGAAATATGGACATTAGGACGAATTACAGTAATGGTCATATTAGTTCTTCTCCCCTTTAAAAAGGTAACTTTCTTTTCCGCTTATCTCTTGTATACTTAAACTCAATATGCCTGTATGTATTAAACATACGAGATGTAATACGCTCATCGTAAGCTTTCATAACAGCTTCACCTGTTAGGTTTGTCGTAATGATTGTTTTCTTCCCTTGTCTCCCATCAAATACTTTGAACAGTACACGATTCACGAATGCAGTTGCCTTTGGATCCGCAGCATCCATATCTCCTAGTTCTGCACCTAAGTCATCAATAACTAATAAATCTGCACTGATTAGTAAATTAACAATGCTATGCTCAGATTCCTCAGATTGCCCATTGAACGTAGAACGTATATAGTCAAATAGTTCTGATACAGAAACATAAAGAACCGTTCCTGCGCTATTCTCATTCATTTCATGAGCAATTGAATAGGCAAGATGACTTTTACCAGCACCCACTTTTCCAACTAGAATTAAATTAAACCTCACATCATTTAAATAATCCTCAAGTGCTCGTTTTGCTAGAGTGTAATTCTTTTCATCCTCTTCACAATCAGATTTAAAAGTTGAGAATCTAGCAAGTTTAATTGTTTCATCTTTAATTAAGCTCTTATCGTAAAACATACTTTTACGTTTTCTCTGTTCCTTCTCATCTCGGAATACATTCATTTCTGCTTCTAGCTTTTGATTGTCTTCCGCCAACTTACATACCGGACAAACTACTTCACCATCTATTTTCATGAATCTAACAGTACGTTTACGTTCTTTTTTACAAACCTCACATGTATCAGAAAGGAAGATCATCTTCTTCGAAAGGGTCTTTGCTATATCTGTTACCTTTACTAGAGCCATGTTTTCCTTCCACCTTTCCTTGTTGTAAATAGCCTTCAAACTTTGTACCAAATAATGTTTCTGGTCTTAGATACTTTGCTTGTTCCGTTCTTAGCCATTCTTTAGCTTTTGTATCAATCACAGTTTTAAAGTTATCCACAGTGAATCCTTCTACTAATCTAGTTTTAATTAATGACTGTGTTTTCTTAGATGTTAAACGGTAACTACTACCACAAACGTCGTTGAGATAGTTTACTATCTCGACTATATATTCTTTTGCTGTAGTCTCTGTTGTTACTCTCTGTGTATTCTCTGGTATTGGTCGGTTCAAATTGACCTCTTCCATCGGGTCAACTTGACCTGTTCGTGGGGTCAAATTGACCTCATCGTCGGTCGATTCTAACTGACGGAGAAATGTATAATCTATTGAGTACCATTTCGTTTTATCAAACTTTTTCTTGTTATAGTTCCCAATAACCAATACATTGATATTTTCAAGGTTTTTAATTGTCCTTTTAATGGTCGATTCTCCCCAAAAAGGAAACTGCTCTTGCCATTTTGGGATGCTGTTATAAATCCACGGTCTTCCATCATAAAAATGTTTGGAACGTTTTAACCAATAGTGTATCTGTTGTAAAAATATAGCTTCATTCAATCCAATTTTCGTTGCCAGTCCTGGAAGAACAAGTAATGGTTCTTCATGAATTAATAAATTACTCATCTCTTCACCTTCCTCATAACAACTTCATAATAGAATCCACGGTCACGATCCATCACAAGGCAACCTTTAAACAGATGAGGATTTTCATCATTTCTATGTTTAACTGTTTCTAACACCTTTCGAATAGGAAATAAGTAATCAAACCCTTCATTCTCTAAACGACGACAGCGCTTAAGTAATTCAGATAACCTTTTATCACGTAAATACCGAGTACCTAAGCCTCTATTCAAAGCTATTGGCATTGAACCATCTCTTACTATCGTTTTCATTTCAGTCACCCACCTATTGTGCTTGCTGTTGCTTTTCTATTGCTTCGTTTAACCACGATGTTATTGTTTTTTGTAACTGAGATGCTTGTTGCACTGTCATTCCTTTGAAAGATTGAATTCCTAATGACTGTTTTACAGTGTTTTTCGTTTCTTCAAATGACATGTTATATACTTCCGACAACTCTCTAATTTGCACATGAATTGCTTTTATTCTTTGTTCATTTGCAACCTCTGCCTGTCTAGCTTGCTCCTGTTGTGGAACGTTATCTAGTTGCTTAGCTGCTTGTTTAGGTTCATCATCATGTGGAATATCTTCACCTGAATAGATGTACAAGCCTAATCCGTGTAGTGCAATAGCTTTTGCTAGGCACCTTTGAATCGACGTGTTTATTTGAAATGATGTAGGTTTTGCGATTGGCTTATTATAGTTATCCAATACAGGATGAATTTGCGAACGTGTGATGTTATTTACCGTTACTTCAACTTCTACAAAATACCCAACTTCTGTTTTCATATAAGGTAATCCATCAAACCTAACAACTTGCCATGTCGCATCAGGATACTTCTTTAGAAGTTGATCTACAGCCCATGACCAACTTAGATAACTAAAACGTCCCTTCTTCTCAACATGTTTACTGACGTCAATAACTGCTAATTCTGCAAAGTAATTTTTAGTTTCACTCATCGGATTCTCACACTCTCACCTTGTTTTAATGAAATACCATCCCACTTCATACCATTCTTAATCGCTAGTAATAATGCTTTTTTATCTACCTTCGGATTCTGCGGAATCATGTATTCTGTTGGAATAACTGCATCCGCTGCAATATCTAAACTTGCTGGATTCTTTTGAATACCTACTGTTATCAAAGCACCTTTAACACGTCTTTTATCCACAGCAATCATCTGATGATATAAATAATCCTTAATATTTTTACAGCTGTTCTCAAAAGATCTACGGCGTTCAGCCAAGCGATTCTCTTCCCCTTTAATCACTTCAACTTGCGCTTCAATATTACGAATCAATAACGCTGCACCTTGTACTTTATCTTCAATTGCTTCACTGATTGATTGAAGTGTATCGTTAATTACTTCTGGATCTGTCCCGTCCTCAATCATTTGCTGTAATTGATTGAAGTTACTTGTTAATTCGTACAGTTTCATAGTTTTATATCCTCCTAAAACGGCATACTGCCATACGGTTTATTAGTTAATATGGTAATCACATAATCTATATCTAACTTTCTACAGGTATCTGCTTCCTGTGCGGATATAAGTTTCAAGCTACTTACAGCCTTTTCAACCTGTTTTTTTAGTAATTGGTTTTCTATTGTCTCTTCCATGTAATCACCCCATGTGATATACTGACCTCGAATTTGTTTTTTATTGGGAACCCATTGCAGTGGGTTTCTTTTTATTTACATAAAACCTTTTGAATAACATCCTCTTTAATTCCAACCTCTCGCATACGCTCTACAACATGCTGAACTCTATCATTTTCTTTCTTTTTAAATATCAATTCCTTTAATTGCTTATCACACTCTTTTGCCTTTTCTCCGCATGCCTCATACTCTTTACAAGTCTCATAGAATTCTTTTGTCTTACCTTCTAAATTGTTCTTAGCTGCAATACGAGATAACAAAAATTGATTCTTTATGTAATTCTCCTTCTTATTACGTAATGTTTTCGCTAACTCAGCATCCTTGGGTAACACTAAATTTTCAATTCCCACTAGATTCACCAGCCTTTTTAAAAAGAGCATTTAGACATACAAACCTATTCTCAATTAGTCGACATTTCTTTTTATATTCAACGTTATCTTTAAGTTGTTGATTATAAAATTCCAACATATTAAGATAATCTGACACCTTTACATTTTTATAGTTAATTAATAGATTCATTTCAATCCTTCTCCTCTCTTCCCAATTTTCTTGCTTCTATGGTTTATCCTTTTAAATTTTTGTACCCCAAAATAACCTATAAGATGACCTTTGCTCCAAAATATTGTAAAATCATTATTTAGGAGGAGGTGAAATATATGGAAAGACAACCTGTTTCATCCAGTCGCATGTCAAGTGTCGGTTGGGAAAATAATGTACTTGAAATACAATTTAAAGATGGTTCTATTTATCAATATTTTGATGTTTCACATTCAGAATATATTAGTTTTATAAATTCACCATCACTCGGTTCAGCTCTATCCAGATTAGATAAAGTTCATAGATACTCTCGTGTAATTTAATACTCAAAATGCTCATTCTGAAAAAGAGTGGGCATTTATTTTTTGCAACAGATGAGCAATTTAATTTTCCTACATTATTTATGACTGCTTAGTATCTAGATTATATTTTTAGCTCAAAATTTGATTGATAGATTCATTGTCTTCCTTCCATTCTCTCTTCCGCCCATTCCCCTAGGAATATTTGCACTTGTTTTGCTGGGAAATACCATTTCTTACCCACTTTGAATTTCGGGAATCGTGGGTCAAAGAAAAACTGATCTTGGATTGTATTCCACGACATACATACACGTTTTTTAAGCTCCTTAGTATCCCAAAACGCTAACTCAGCATCATACTCTTTAACCTTCTTTTGAATTTCTTCCACACATAATTCCTTCACAACATTTTCGTCTATTTGAACATTGAACATAATTATTCCCTCCTTATTTTCAAACCATCGGTCTCCAGCCACTTACAAAATTCAAAGCTTCCTCGAAATCCTTCTTCAAAATATCGCGGTAACTATTCACATTGAATGCATCTTTCAAGTTACGTCCTAATAACCCGAATAGCTTGCGAGTAGAATCATGTACTTCTCTATCTACATGCTCGTTTCCCCATAAGAAGTAGATTCTTTTGGCTTTACTTTTTTCCAGAATACGTTGCTGACCGTAATCAATAGTTAATTGCGTTTCAATTTTTTCTTCTAAGGATGTAACTCTGTTATTTAAATCTATTGTTCCTGTTGCTAGCAATTTAATCTGACTGTAAGTGTTTCCTAGCATTTCTTGTTCCCCTTGTATTCGCTTCTCCATTTCCTCAAATCGCGTAACATATGTAGCAGTAAAAAGTACTCCCTTTTCACCGTTTAGTTTATTTGCTACCAAATCACACCCTTTACGAGTTAAGAGATATTTTTTGTAAGCTTTGTTATTACCTTCAGTTGTATAATTGTCCTCTACAAAAAAATTCTGAGAACGCATTTTTGCGTTTTCTAAAATCTGTATATAATTCTCAATACTTCTTAATAAATCTGTGTGACGTTTACCTATCATATTTGCGACTTCTCTACTATCAACTAATAATTTGCCACTTTGATTTACAACTCTTAATAAAAACTCCTCTTCCACAACAGCTAACTGATCGTACATTTAGAATCCTCCTCATGTTTTTTAACTTGTATTTCCGTCATTTCTATCAATAAATTAAGGTCTAACTCCAAAACAGAAGCTAACCTTATAAAAGTTTTTAAACTAGGGGTATACCTGTCATTCTCAATATCGGAAAGGTAATTCCTAGATATAGAAGCTGATTTTGATACTTCAATTTGTCGCAACTTTTTATTTTGACGACTTTTTCTGACTATCATCCCCAGTGTTTCATGATGTTCCATCAATTAATCACCGCCTTACGAAACTCATTGTACGGTATTTCCGTCATATTGTAAATAGATTTTTCATTGTTTTTCCGTCATTTTTGCATTAAACTCTTTATAAAGGTCGATAATACCGACATTTTAGGAGGGAACCATGCCTTATGAATGTATCAATAAACATAAAAAAATACCGGAAAGAAAAGAAAATGACACAAAAAGCATTAGCTGAGAAAGCTAATATCTCACGCTCTTATCTAGGCGATCTTGAAAGCGGAAGATACAATCCTAGTTTAGACACATTAAGAACAATCGCTTCCGCTTTAGATATTGATATTAATTTATTACTTACTGAAGATGGCGCCACCCAAACAGGTAACCATACTTCAAAAGATGAGAAAGACATAGCAAAAAGAATGGAAGAAATAAAAAGAGATCTTCAAGGCGAAGACGGATTAATGTTCTCTGGTGAGCCTATGAGTGAAGAAGCCGTAGAATCTTTATTAGATGCAATGGAATACATCGTGAAACAAACTAAAGTAATCAATAAAAAATACGTTCCTAAGAAATATCGTAATACCGACGATAACTGATGCGAGCTTAGGAGGGAAAACATTGAAATTCGTCATAAGAGATCTAGTCCAACAACTTTGCACAAAATACAACACGAATAACCCCTATGAGCTTGCAGATTGTTTAAAGATAAATGTACTAACTTGGGAATTACATGAAGAAATAAACGGATTTTATAAATACGAAAAAAGAAATCGTTTCATCGTTATTAATAATCATTTGTCTCCATCTATGCAAAGAACTGTTTGTGCACATGAATTAGGACATGCAATCCTACATACTCATGCAAACACACCTTTTCTACGTAAGAATACATTCTTTTCAGTTGATAAATTAGAGATAGAAGCAAATACGTTTGCTGCGCTTTTGTTAATTGATAAAAAGACCATTCAACCTGGTGATACAAAAGCATGTATAGCATACAAAAATAACATTCCAGTTGAACTGTTAGAATTTTATAAGCCTTACTAAAAGGAGGTGAGACATTTTGATTATTGATTTAAACGCTGAACGAGAAAAACGAAAGAAACCCATCGTTAAACAAGAAGAATTTAAAAAGGTCCCTATCGTTGAGAAAATCCATATTGTTGATGGTGAAATAAAATATGAAGTTTCAGGTTATAAAGAGACTCCTGTGAAGTGGTTGGATGAGTAATCTAGCCACTTTACAATTATAAGGAAAGAGGGAATGTTATAATGGCTAGCTTCAGAAAATTCGGAGATGTTTGGGAATTCCGAGTAAGATTTAAAGACCCTTATACTCAAAAATACAAAGAAAAATCAAAACGTGGATTCAAAACGAAAAAAGAAGCACAACTTGCGGCTGCTGAAGAAGAGAAAAAATTATTAAACGGTTTAGAAGTTGAAATTACTCCTACTTCATTAAAACATTACCTTAGAGACTGGTTAAAATTATTTAAGCAAGACAATGTAAGGAAAAACACTTTTATCTTGCATGAACGTAACATCGAAAAGCATATCATCCCCTACTTTCAAAACATGAACCTAAAAGAACTCAAACCAATGATGTATCAAAAATTTATTAATTCCTTAACTGATCATGGGTACAGTAAGCGAACTGTTCAAATTATCCACGGCACAATGAACAACGCTATGAAAAAGGCTGTTAGCTTAAAAAAGATTGAAAACAATCCTTGTGAAGAAGTAGTTATTTCAAATAAGAACAACAAAGAAAGAGAAGGGCTAAAGTATATGCGAAGTGAAGACATTACCCTTTTCCTAAAGACTTCTTATAAATACAACTATATTTATTACATCTTTTTCAAAGCACTTCTGAATACTGGTATGCGTAAAGGTGAAGCTGCTGCTTTACAATGGAAAGACATAAATTTAAAAGAACATACTATTACTATTTCTAAAACATTGGATTTTACAGCTAAAACAAAAGAAGAATTATTTGGAGATACAAAGACATTTACTTCTAAACGTACTATCATGATTCCTAAATCATTAGTCGATGAGCTACTCGCACATAAAAAGTGGCAAAATGCTAATAAGCTTGTTTTACAAGATGCGTATGAACACGAATTAGACTTAGTCTTTTCAAGAGTAGATGGAAATTTCTTGCCGAAGTCAACATTGTTCAATGCATTCTCACGCATACTTAAGAAAGCCAATTTACCTAGATTAGAAATACATTCATTACGACATACCCACGCGGTTCTTTTATTAGAGTCTGGTGCAAGTATGAAATACATTCAAGATCGACTAGGACATAAGAGTATAGAAATCACTGCTAACGTTTACTCTCATATTAGCGACAAAATTAATAAGGATTCTATTTCGGGGTTTGAAGCTTATATGAATAACGTATTGGGGTAA